AACCCTGTTGACTGGGAAAACTACAGAGTACCTGGGCAAATGAACATTGAGGATTTTTTGGATATGGGAGGTGGGGACAATGGCGATAAGAAAGATATGCCCCGAATGCGGGCAACAGTACGGCACCAGACCAGCAGTGTCGAGAAAGGATAGGAAAACAGAAATATGTCCTGACTGTGGAACAAAGCAGGCACTTGACACTGTGAGGGATTTGTTGGGACCGGAAATGACCGATCAGCAATGGGAAGGATATAAAAGTGGATTTTTAAAAAGGTCGAGGGAGGGACAGCATGGATAAAACGCTTTATAATGCCAGTGGATGTAAGGACAAGACTGCTCATGATGCAATTTGCGCCGCGAATAAAACACAGGTGTTCCGATCGGACTGGACACCAAGAGATGCGGACGCGGATATGTTTGTAAAGATGGTTAAAAGACTTGCCCGGGGATTTGGATTTAAACTTTGTGACAGGATTCGTTTCGAGGATCCTGCGACAGGAAAGAAGTATGTGTGAGGTATGGCATGGATACAGAGAAAAAAGTACAATTCGTAGCACTGACAAAAGAGGAAATTGATGCAATGATTCAGCAGGCTGCTCTTGCCGGAGCACAGGTTGCGTCTGATGCAATGATGGTAGGACAGAGAAAAAGCGAGAAGGAGAAGATTGATCGTCGTTTGCATAACACTGATTTGCTCCTTAGAAATTATAGAACTTTAAAGGCGAGCTACGAAAATGCCGTCTATAAGTCCAAGGAAGGGGAGGTTACAGAGGTACTGGAAGACATCATGACCATGAAAGATGATAAGGTTATAGTGGAGAGTATCAAAACTTCGGCCAAAAGAACCGCTATCATGGTACAGCATATTGACAAAATGCTTGATGTATACCGTATCTATTGTAGCAAATTATCGGAAAAAGATAAGAGACGCTATAAGATTATTAAAGCCCTTTACATATCAAAGACGCCAATGACAATTGCAGAAATTTCAAAAAAATTCTCGGTCAGCAAGGTCACTGTTTACGAAGATATCAAAATTGCGAAAGAACGCTTATCTTCGCTGTTTTTCGGAATTGACGGTCTGAAGTTTTTTTAATAAAATCAGAATAACGGAATCTGTTAACTTAACATTGACTTAATAACGAAAATGGTGTATGATATGCGAGTAAAATTTTAATCAAAAGCCATGAGCCACTGGGAAAAAACCAGTGGCTTTTTTAATGCAATCTTGGGAGGGAGGAAAGGATAGAAAGATGGGAATGCTCCTTTAAAATATTTTAGAGGAGATTACGCATGAATGGAGTAACAATATTATTTGTATATGCAGTTATCATGATCCTGGCAACAGTGATCCTGACAAAGAAAGAAAAAAATGTGGAACGCTTCTGTGTTGGAAGTCGTTCTGAAAACTGGCTGATGTCGGCTCTCAGCATTGCGGCAACGTGGATCTGGGCTCCGGCATTATTTGTATCAACTGAGAAAGCATATTCTACCGGCTGGGTTGGTCTGTTCTGGTTTCTGGTCCCGAATGCTCTTTGCCTTGTGATATTTATTCCTTTTGCAAAGAGGATCCGAAAGGAAATGCCGGAAGGAATGACACTGTCTGGTTACATGAAAGAAAAATACAAATCCGATGGAGTGAAAAGAGTTTACCTCTTTCAGCTGATCGGGCTGTCTGTTCTGTCAGCAGGAGTTCAGCTTCTTGCGGGAAGCCAGATTCTTAGTGCAGTAACAGGAATTTCGTTCAAAACCATGACAATTCTGCTTGCATGCATAGCAATTTCCTATTCTCTGTTCTCTGGAATTAAAGCATCTATGCTTACAGATGCTATTCAAATGGTATTCATGCTTGTTGCATGTAGCCTATTTGTAATATTCGGAGTAAGAAATACAGGAACACAGGGCATTATACAGGGCCTGAGTGGTATATCAGGAGACTGTGCAACGCTCTTTTCTGGAAAAGGAGTAGAGATTTTCTTAGCCTTTGGGCTTCCGACAACGATAGGACTTTTATCCGGGCCGTTTGGAGATCAGAGCTTCTGGCAGAGGGCATTTGCAGTAAAAAAAGAGAAGCTGGGAAGAGCATTTCTTCTTGGAGCAGTTCTTTTTGCGGTGGTTCCACTGTCAATGGGAATTCTTGGATTTATGGGAGCCGGTGCAGGATATCAGGCACAGAACCTTGGAATCATCAATTTTGAATTGATCCGCCGCTTTTTCCCGTCCTGGGCAGTATTGCCGTTCCTTTTCATGATTGTTTCCGGTTTGCTGTCTACAGTGGATAGCAACCTGTGCGCAGTATCTTCGCTTACGACAGATATTGCAGGAGGAAAAGACATCAGGAAGACCAGAGCTGCAATGGCAGTGCTTCTGATCACTGGCATTCTGATTGCAAATATCCCGGGAATTACAGTGACACATCTGTTTTTGTTCTATGGCACACTGAGGGCGTCAACATTACTTCCAACAGTCATGACACTGAAAGGGGTAAGACTGAATGCAAAAGGGATTATCACAGGTGTGGTTGCTGCACTGGCTGTAGGGCTTCCTGTATTCGCCTACGGCAGCGTTTTGAATAGTGGACCATATAAAACACTGGGAAGCTTGCTGACAGTCCTGTTGAGCGGACTTATCGCCTTGGCCGCTTCCGGAAAGGAGAGACGCTATGCTCGGTAGAAAACAATCCGTTCGAAATAATGAAGATTGGAAGAATGCGCTTGATCACATTGAAGAGACGGTGTCAAAGAAAGAACTGGATTCCCTTGTGAAAAAGACAGTGAAAGACATCAAAGAGAAATGCAAAGGGAAAAAGGCAGCCTATGCATGGAGTGCGGGAAAAGACTCCCTGGTACTTGGAGAGATATGCGAGAAAGCCGGCATTGATCAGAGCGTCCTTGTAAGGTGCAATCTGGAATATCCGGCATTTATTGCATGGATAGAGCAGAATAAACCTTCTGGTCTTGAGGTTATCAATACCGGACAGGATATGGAATGGCTGAAAAAGCATCCGGATATGCTGTTCCCGGATAAAAGCAATAAGGCGGCACAATGGTTCCATATTGTACAGCACAGGGGACAGGCACGATATTATAAAGAGCATCAGTTGGAAATACTCCTGCTCGGACGCAGAAAGGCAGACGGCAATTATGTTGGAAAAGATAATATCTACACTAATTCAGCCGGAATCACCAGATACAGCCCTCTTGCAGAGTGGAGGCACGAAGATATCCTTGCATACATTCACTATTATGATGTGAAGCTCCCACCCATATATGACTGGGAGAAAGGATATTTATGCGGCACACATCCATGGCCTGCCAGACAGTACATGGAGACAGAACAGCAGGGCTGGAAAGAAGTTTACGACATTGATAAGACCATAGTTGAAAATGCGGCACAGCATTTCGATGGAGCCAGAGATTTTTTAAAAGCTATCAAATAGCCGGTTGCAGCCGGAGGCCATTGCCCTTCAGAAATGGAGGACAAAATGAAGGTTATTAAAAAGAGACTGGATGATCTTAAACATCCAGAGAAAAATGTCAGAATTCATTCTGAACAGCAGATCAGGGAACTGAAACGCTCCCTTGAGAAGTTTGGACAGACCAGAGCCCTTGTTGTGGATGAAAATAATGTGATTCTGATCGGGAATGGCTTATATGAGGCTATGGTGAGCCTTGGTTATCAGGAGGCATCCGTATATGTAAAAACGGAACTTTCTGAAAATGATAAAAAGAAGCTTATGATAGCCGACAATAAGACTTATGCTCTTGGAATTGATAATCTGGATACACTGAATGAGTTTCTTGAGGAATTGCAGGGCGATCTGGACATTCCGGGATACGATGAAGAAATATTACAGCAGATGGTCGCGGATGCAGACGAAGTAACTGAGAAAATCTCTGAATATGGAGCATTGGACGAATCAGAGATCCAGAAGATAAAGGAAGCCAATGAGAAACGGGAGCAGAAAGCGGCAGCAGCGGAAATATCTGACAATAATTCAGAGAACAGTTCGGAAAATCCGAACACTTCAGACAACCAATCGTCGGAAAGACAGAATACCACTGAAACAGAACCGGAAATAACAGAAACCCGGAAGTTTGTTATCTGCCCGAACTGCGGTGAAAAGATATGGCTGTAAAACGTTGTGAAGCCAATATCGATGTTGTGAAAGCTGCAGAGATCCGGATAAAAAACGTGTTCGGAAACGGGCTACCAGTGTTCTTTTCTTTCAGTGGGGGAAAGGACAGCTTATGTGTGGCGCAGCTGATGGTCAATCTGGCCAATCGAGGTGAGATTGACATGAAACAACTTACAGTGCAGTTTATAGATGAAGAAGCAATCTTTCCTTGCATGGAGGATATGACAAAGAAGTGGCGGCGCATCTTCATGATGATGGGAGCAAAGTTTGAATGGTATTGCGTAGAAGTAAAACATTTTAACTGCTTCAATGAACTGTCAAATGATGAAACATTTATCTGCTGGGATTCCGCAAAACAAGACGTATGGGTAAGACAGCCGCCTTCCTTTGCGATAAGGAACCATAAACTGTTACGTCCAAGGATTGATGCTTATCAGGATTTCCTGCCAAGGACAACCGTATCAGGAATTACAATGGTCGGTATCCGTACAGCGGAATCTGTACAGAGGCTTCAGAATATTGCGTCTATGACAAAAGCAGGAAACAAAATGACTGCAAAGAAGCAGGTATTTCCCATTTATGATTGGACGGACAATGATGTCTGGCTCTTCCTTCTGAGAAATCATGTAGATATCCCGGAGATATATTTGTTCCTCTGGCAGTCAGGATCCAGTAAAAGGCAGATGCGAGTATCCCAGTTCTTTTCTGTTGATACAGCAAGAAGCCTTGTGAAGATGAATGAGTATTATCCAGATCTTATGGAACGGATCATCAGAAGAGAACCGAACGCTTATCTGGCTGCCCTGTATTGGGACAGCGAGATGTTCGGCAGAAGTTCCAGAAAAAGGAAAGAGGCGGAAGAGGGACAGGAGCAGAGAGATTATCGGCAGGAGCTGATACATCTTTTTAATCACATGGACGTTTTTTTCGACACTCCGCATAAAAGGCATGTGGCAGAACGATACCGCAATTTCTTTATGGCGGTATCAGCAATAGCTACATCGGCCGATTGCAAGCACATATACGAAGGACTGATATCCGGAGATCCCAAAATGAGGGCATTCCGGGCACTGTACCAGAGAGTATATGGACGTTATATCAACGATGCGAAGAAAGGAGAACACCATGGACAATAAGCTGTCAGCACCATCTAGGACCATGCATTGGGTAGATAGGAATAAGATCAAACCAAATGATTACAACCCGAACAAAGTTTCGAGACAAAATCTGGAACTGCTCACACAGTCTATCTTTACAAACGGATGGACGCTGCCAATTGTGGTAAGACCAGACGGTACTATTATTGATGGATTCCACAGATGGACGGTTGCAGGACCTGACTGGAAGTACGTTCCTCCTTCGGAAGAAGATGATCGCAGGACATTATACGAACGTCTTGAGGGAAAAGTGCTTGTAGTGATTGTTGATCATAAAGATAAAGCGAAAAATATTTACGGTACCGTTACCCATAATAGGGCAAGAGGCACCCATTTGCTCGAACCTATGAAGAAAATTGTTAAAGAACTCATGGACGAAGGCAAAACAGTTGAAGAAATCGGAAAACAGCTTGGAATGAGACCGGAGGAGATCTTCCGATTGTCAGATTTTTCAAAAGAAGACTTCTTGAAGATGATGACAAAAGGGGTGACGGGCTATTCAAAAGCTGAATTTATTACAAAAATTTAATATTGTTCTACGACATATAGAACAGAAAGCAGGGAGAGGGAGTGCAACCTCTCCCTTTTGCATATGCCGAAATAAGATGATGGAGGGGAGGGGTGTCCATTGGCAAGGGCAAGAAGTCCCAACAGCATTGAGGCTGAGGAAATGTATAAGAACGGGATGAAACTTGTTGACATTGCCAAGAAGTTGGACGTCCCGGCCAGCACAGTTCGGCGGTGGAAATCAACACAGAATTGGGACGGAAAGACAAAAGGAAAGAAAAACGAACGTTCGCAAAAGAAAAAAGCGAACGCTCGCCATAAAGGTGGACAGCCTGGGAACAGAAATGCAGTTGGAAATAAGGGAGGTCCACTGAAACCGGGAGATAAGATTGCGGAGAAGCATGGAGCGTATTCCTCTGTCTACTGGGACGTCCTTGATGAATCTGAAAAAGATATGATCGAAGATATTCCGATGGATGAAGAAATGCTCCTGATTGAACAGATTCAGCTCTTTGCCGTGAGGGAAAGAAGGATCATGATTGCAATTAATAAATACCGGAACATGAAAGGTGAAGTATCCCTGTATGGATTCAACCGAAGCGAAAGCAAAAGGACATTCAAAACAGAAGAGGACAAGCAGCTCTATGAAGAACGCATAGAGAAGAAAATATCTGCTGAAGAACGTCTGCCGGGAGATATGTATAACATGCAAACCACGATGGAAAACAAGGACAATATGATCGCCAGACTTGAAAAAGAGCTGTCAACTGTACAGTCAAAGAAGACCAAGGCTATTGAAGCACTTGCGAAGCTGAGACTTGAAAAGCAGAAGATTGCCGGAGAAAGCAAGGGCAATGAGGTTGTTCGTGCATGGGCCGAAGCTGTGGTAAAAGCAAGGGAGGGAGAGAACAAAGATGGATGATATACAGTTCTCTGAATTCCTTGATGAAAGCATACCGCTGTGGCGAAATGATCCGGTTATGTTCTTCCGGGAGGTGCTCAACTTTGAACCTGATGAATGGCAGGCAGAAGCTGCAAGAGATTTGGCGGCAAACCCGAAGGTCAGTATTAAATCTGGACAGGGTGTAGGAAAGACTGGCCTTGAGGCAGCAGTATTCCTGTGGTTTATTACCTGTTTCCCATATCCAAGAATCGTTGCGACAGCACCAACCAAACAGCAGTTGCACGATGTCCTCTGGTCTGAGATTTCTAAGTGGATGAGCAAGTCTGAGTTGCTCTCTATGCTTCTGAAATGGACAAAGACATATGTTTATATGGTTGGCAATGAAAAGCGTTGGTTTGGTGTTGCTAGGACTGCTACAAAGCCAGAGAATATGCAAGGCTTCCACGAAGATAATATGCTTTTTATCGTTGATGAAGCTTCCGGTGTTGCGGATCCGATCATGGAGGCTATCCTTGGTACCTTATCCGGATCAAATAATAAACTTCTTCTGTGTGGAAACCCAACACGAACATCTGGAACATTCTATGATTCGCATACCAGAGACAGGGCACTGTATAAATGTCACACTGTATCATCTGCAGACAGCAGTAGAACAAACAAAGAAAATATTGATTCGCTCATAAGGAAGTATGGATGGGATTCAAACGTAGTCCGTGTCCGTGTCCGTGGAGAATTTCCGAATCAGGAAGATGATGTATTTATTCCGTTAAGCCTGATCGAGCAGTGCAACAGTAAATTGCTAGAACTTGATGATTCAGCTGGGATGCAGTTTGTATCACTGGGGGTAGATGTGGCCCGTTTCGGAGATGATGAAACGATCATATATCGTAATTATCATGGTCATTGCAAAATAGTCCGAAACAGGCGAGGACAGAACCTGATGGCCACTGTAGGTGACATCGTAAAGGAATTCAAAAAGATATACAGGGAGTATTCAAAGTATGAAGGCAAGGTGTATGTACAGATTGACGACACCGGTCTTGGTGGAGGTGTTACTGACCGTCTGAAGGAAGTTCGGAAAGAACAGAAGCTGTATAAGATGCAGATTATTCCGATAAATGCAGCAGAAAAGATTGAGACCGATACGGCAGCAGGTAAAGAAGCAGCTGAAAAGTACAATAACCTGACCACCGCCATGTGGGCTAGCATGCGAGATCTTCTGGATAACAAGCAAATTGTAATTGAAGACGATGAGCAGACGATCGGCCAGCTTTCCTCCAGAAAATATACAATGACGAGTAACGGAAAGCTTGAAATCGAATCAAAAAAGGAAATGAAGAAAAGGGGGCTGGATTCCCCCGACCGAGCAGATGCTCTTGCTTTGGCATTGTATCTCGGAAAGATCAAGAAACACACAGGCACAGCACCTGGAGCCAAAGAATTACAGGAGCTGACCAAAGACAATTACTGGGGCTGATATAGCCGGAAAGAGGGGTGATGAAGATGAAAGAGTATGGACGGATTGGACAGAAACGATGGGAAGGACAGTTTTATGAGGAATTTCTTCCGGAACTGTCTGGAATGCGTGGGATAAAGGTATTTAAAGAAATGAAAGAGAATGACGATACCGTTGGAGCCATTCTTTTTGCAATTAAGATGATGATCCGGCAGGTTGAGTGGCATGTAGAGCCGGGAGGTGACAGTGCCAAAGACAAAGAAGCTGCAGAGTTTGTTGAAAGCTGTATGGACGACATGCAGACCACATGGACAGATACCATTTCGGAAATCCTGTCATTCCTACCTTACGGTTGGAGTTTCCATGAGATTGTATATAAGCGCCGAATGGGTAAAACAAAGAACCGAAGATCATCAAGCAAATACTCTGATGGATTGATAGGCTGGCAGAAACTTCCTCCGAGAGCACAGGATACCTTGTATCGCTGGGAATATGATGATAGTGACAATCTGATTGGAATGACACAGCAACCGCCTCCGGATTATGGACTGTTTACTATACCGATGAGTAAAGCAATGCTATTCCGAACGGAGAGCGTAAAAGACAATCCGGAAGGTCGGAGTATTTTAAGAAACGCATATCGCTCCTGGTATTTTAAACGGAGAATCCAGGAAATTGAAGCTATCGGAATTGAGCGAGATCTTGCAGGTCTGCCAGTTATTCATGCTCCTGAAGATTTGGAAATATGGGATAGTCACGATCCTGACATGGTTAAAATTAATGGAGCACTTATTGCCATGGTAAAGAACCTTCGCAGAAATGAATCTGAAGGGCTTGTTCTTCCGCATGGATACGAAGCGGAACTTCTGAGCACCGGAGGCACAAGACAATTTGACACCAATGCAATCATAAACAGATACGATACGAAGATTGCCCAGACAGTCCTTGCAGATTTTATTATGTTGGGACATGAAAAGACGGGAAGCTTCGCACTAAGCTCTGACAAGACAGAATTGTTTTCTGTTGCGCTCGGAGCTTTTTTAGATGTTATTTGCGAGACGTTCAATAACCAGGGCATTCCTTCGTTGATAGACATCAATGGTTCCCATTTTGATGGGATTGAGGACTATCCTACACTCGCCCATGGAGATGTGGACAAACGGGATATCACGAAACTGTCAACATTCCTGAAGGATATGGTCGGCACGGGAATCTTGATACCTGATGAAGAATTGGAAGATTATGTCAGGGAGGCAGCAAACCTGCCGGAAAGAACGGAAGTTCCAGATTCCAGAGAGAAAGATGAACGGCGAGAAGCACAGCGCAGAGCACCAGAAAAGACAGCAAACGAACCTGATGAACCAGAGGTGGATCCGGAAGAGAATCAAGATGCTGAGGAAGCCAAGAAAAGGTTAGGCAGGTGATTTGATGATGCGAAAAATACGGCCACGATCAAGGGCTGTTAAAAAAAGCGAAGAATCACAGAGAGTACTGGATGCACTTGACGCCTATCTCGAGGGAAATATTGATGAACCAGTAAGATGGCTTGTTCGATTCTGGCAGGATCAGGCAGCAGTCATGCTGTACAGAGAACTGCGAGAACTCGTAATAGGAGAAACAGATCCGGAAAGCCTTTTTGATATATGGTTCCAGGATTATTCGAAGATGCTGTCAGAAAAAATGACACCTGTATGGGAACAGGCGTTTCTTGAAGGGTGGAAAAACAATTCTCTCTTTTGTGGAGCAGAAGATGTAATAAGCTCTGAGAGCTGGGTTCGAAGCTGGATTGTTGATCATACGGGAGATTTGATAACAAATTGTTGTAATGAGCAGGTGAGCGCAATTCGGTATCTGATCGCTGAAGCTGAATCTCTTAATATGAGCAGTGCTGAAACGGCAAGATATATCCGGCCAACAATAGGACTGACAGAGAGACAGGCTGCGGCGAATCTCAAATATTACAACTCCATCAAGGAAAGACTGACAACGGATCATCCGAGAATGAAACCTGAGTCAATTGAGCGGAAAGCGAGGGAGGCTGCTTCAAAATATGCAGAAAGACAGCAGCGGTATAGGGCAGAGACTATAGCCAGATCGGAAATAGCACAAGCCTATAACCATGGCGCAGATGCTTTTGTGAGGGAAGCGGTAACTGCAGGGAATCTTCCGGAGATGGAAAAAGAGTGGTCAACAGCTTTGGACGGCCATGTGTGCGCATCATGTGCAGCTCTTGAAGGCGCTAAGATAGGAATGGATGATGAATTTAAAACGGTATCCGGAAGGAGAGAGATTACAACGTCTATTCCACCATTACACCCGCGCTGTAAATGTGCGGTGAAGTATGTGAGGGTGAAAAATGAAAACATTCAATGAAATAATGAAAATAAGGGACGAACCGGACAACAAGCCGGAGGTAACAAAAAGAAAGTTCCAGGTAAAGAAGACAAATAATGAAAAAATGCAGGCATTCGGCTGGGCCAGTGTTGCTATTGCTGAGAATGGAGAAACGCTGGAAGACTGGCAGGGCGACATCATAGAGCCTGAGGAACTTGAAAGCGCCGCTTACAAGTTCGTTGATCTCTACCGGGAAGGCGGAGAGATGCACGAAAGGGGTGGGGTTGCGTATCTGATCGAGAGTGTTGTATTTACGGAAGAGAAGATGGCGGCAATGGGAATCCCGGAAGGTACACTCCCTGTTGGCTGGTGGATTGGATTCCAGCTTACAGATGCGGATGTTTGGGAGAAAGTAAAAGATGGAACTTACAGCATGTTCTCCATTGAAGGGGAAGCAGAAAGGGTAAAAGTAAACAATGAATAAGTATATTGGAACAAAACTTATTGAGGCAGAAAAAGCAACTCTTGCAGAAGCACAGGCATTAAAAACAGGTGCCTGCGATACCATTGAAGAAGCAAGAAAAAGATTTGGAGGTTCAGATGATGGCAATCCGGGATATGTAGTTAAATATCCGGATGGATACATCAGCTGGTCTCCGAAAGATGTGTTCGAGAAGTCTTATATGCAGGTTCAGGAGAATCCGAAACTGATATCTGGCATATCAATAGGAGAACACATGGTGAATGACTTTATCAGCTATATCGAAACCAGTACCGTAGGCTATAAGACAACAATGGTTCGTTGCGTGCTTCGAAATGGTTTTGAGATCATTGAAACATCTGCATGCGTAGATGCTCAGAATTACGACCAGAAGCTCGGAGAAGAAATCTGTGTGAAGAAGATAAAGGATAAGATCTGGTATCTTTTAGGATTTCTGCTTCAGACAGCGTGGCATGGAATTAAATAAATGTGATCAATAGGCGTCCAAAGGGCGCTTTTTTGATAAATAAAAGCGAAAGGAGGAAGCATTGTGGCAACAAAACTGAAAGGCCTGGAAGTAGGTAAAGTAGATTTCGTTGATGAAGGCGCAAATCAGAGAGCTGATATCAAACTGCTGAAAGGCAAGAATAAAGCAGAGGAAACATCAGACCCGGAAATCGGACTATTTAAACGATTCCTGAACTGGATCAGCGGAGAGGTGCAGAAATCAGCCACGACATTTGATGAACAGATCAACGCTGTGAGCATGGACGCAATCCGGGATGAAATCTGGTCTGTATGTTACGCCCTGCAGAATTCACTTAATTCAATCCTGTGCGACCCAGAACTGGACAGCAGCGGGAAGCAGAGTGCAATGGATACAAGCATTGAACAGTTCGCTACAGCTATGAAGGAATACATTCCCGGATGGGCTGGGGGAACATCTGCAAAAATCAAAAAGAATCTGGATGCACCTGATGAAACAGACCTTCCTATGGTGATGAAAGCGCATAGCAATCTGGAGGAAATCATTCAGAAATCCGTAGAAACGAAAGGAGAATTGGAAGACATGATTAAAATCGACAAGTCAAAAATGTCTGCTGAGGAAAGAGCGGCATATGATGAACTTATCAAAAAGTTTGCCGTAGAGACAAACGAGGAGCCGTCTATCGAGAAGAAAGCACCGCAGAAAAGCGAAAAAGAGGAAAACCCAGACGTTCTCGATGATGATGGAGCTGAAAAGAAAACAGATACAAAGAAATCTTTTACACCGCCAGAACAGAATACAGACGATGATATTTACAAAGGACTGCATCCTCTTGTAAGAGAAAAACTGGAAGCTCTCGAGAAAAGAGCAGAGGAAACGGAAGACAGAGAACTTTATGCAGTTGCTAAGAAGTACGAAATTCTTGGAGAGAAGCCAGAAGAACTGGCTAAGACCTTGAAAACGCTGAAAAGTGCAGGTGGAACTGCCTACAATGATATGATCGGCGTTCTCGACAGAAATGTGGCAATGGTCAACAACTCTGGCGTATTTGGAGAAATCGGAAAATCATTCTCTGGCGGAACTGCAGCAGTCAAGAAGTCTGCAGCAGAAGGAAAAATCGATACGATTGCAAAGGGATTGATTGAAAAAGATCCTTCCATGCCATATAACATGGCACTGGCAAAAGCCTGGGAAGCACATCCGGAGCTTGTAGCTGAGTATGAAAACGAAGCCGGATACTAAGAAGGAGGCGAATGATAATGGGTAAAAATTTTAATGGAACACAGATCAACCAGTCACCAACTATTTCCGAAAAGGCAGGAGCAGATGTTGCTGACATCCGTAACCTTATTCTGAAATACGATACTGATGGTAATGTGGTTGTCGCTGCCGATGGCACAGCACCTCTGCTTGGCGTTTCTATTATCGAAAGTGGATACAATGACATTTCCGGTGTAGAAGCTGGAATGGTTAAGAAGGGTGAAGACGTTGATATCCTGATTAAGGACATCGGATTCGTCATTGCTTCCGCTGAGATCAAGAAAGGGCAGGAGGTTACTGCGACCACCGGAGGAAAAGCGGCAGTTGCGGCAGCTGGTGATTACGTGATCGGGGTAGCTCTTAACAATGTATCTGCTGGAGGCTACAGCAGACTGCAGCTTTCTAAATACCAGAAGGCAAAAGCATAATCTTGATAAAGGAGGATAATATTAATGAGAAACACAGCAGCAGGAATCCAGTCTGAAATCGCAAAAGGCGCATTCAGACCTCACACAGCACTTACAAACATGGCTCTGGCATATTACCAGAATGCAGCTAACTACTTCGCAAAGGCTCTTTTCCCAACCTGTCCGGTAAGTCTTTCTTCTGACAACTACTATGAGTTCAGCAAGGAAGATCTTCTGAGAGATAACTGGAGCAGAAAACCTGCTTATGGAAAAGTTGATCCTACAGTAGTAGGCGAGAGCATGAAACCTTATGTATGCCAGGTAGACCAGATGATCATGGGAATTGATCAGATTCGCCAGACCGATCTCAGCAGAAGACAGGGACCAACCACAATGCAGCCGAAACAGCAGAGAGTAAAAACCATTGCAGAACAGGCGAATATCCATCAGGATCGTCTGTTTGCGGAAAGCTACTTCAAAGCCGGTGCATGGAAGAATGAACTTTCCGGAGTTGACACTACAAGCCCTTCAACCAATGAGTTTATTAAATTCAGCAATGCAAACTCTGATCCGATTGCATTTATTGATAGCGAGAAGACAAGCATGAATCAGCAGACGGGACGTATGCCGAACCGCCTTGGTCTTGGTATCAATGTATTTAATGCCCTGAAGGTGCATCCGGCAATCCTTGAAAGAGTTAAATATGGCGGAAGCACTGCAAACCCAGCGTCTGTAACAGAAAACGTTCTGGCACAGCTCTTCGGAGTAGAAAAGATCGTGGTGCTTAAATCCATCATGAACAATGCCGGCATGGGAGAAGATGAAAACATGCAGTACATCGGAGATCCGGATGCATTCCTTCTTGCCTATGCCACAAACGCACCAAGCATTGATGAACCGTCTGCCGGCTACATCTTTACATGGGATATGCTTGGAAATGGACAGATACTTCCGATTCTGAACTATCTTGGCGAGAATGGAACACATACAGAATACGTGGAAGGACTTATGGCAACAGATATGCATAAGACATCCGATGATCTGGCGAGATTCTACAAATCTGCAGTCTAAGGAGGTGCCATATGAAGCTTGTTGCAAATAAACCATGCACTCTGAGCGGAAAACGATACTTCATCGGAGAGAAAATCCCGGCCGAAGCAGTCACTGATCCGGTAGCTCTTGAAAAAATGGGAGTGCTGACTGTGATTCGTGACGGTATTCCGGTTGAAACACTTGAGGAATGCGTGGCATCAGTCGGAGAAGTATTCTTCAAAATCGAAATCGTAAAAGGAGATAAGGGCTTCGATTTGGACGTTACAGAGCCTCAGCTTCAGGAAGCAGTAAAAACTATGCAGATGAACCAGAAGGATGCTGTAGCTCATATTAGAGACACTGTAGAGGATAATACAGTGCTTATCTTTCTGAATGCAGTAGATTCGAGAACTGCTGTAAAGAAAGAAGCTGAAACTAAGGCGAAGAGCCTTGGAGAACTGGAGGAAAGCGCAGGTGATGCCTGATGCCTGGAACATATCAGTACGAACCGGGAAATATTGCTGAATACGGAAAAGACCGTATGCGTTTTGAACTCGGAGATGTAATGGTCGAGGGAAAAGAAAAGACTTGTGCGCTCTGCGATGAGGAATACAATGCGGTACTTCCAGAAAAGATTCCAACTACAAGGCAATGGAAAAAGGCAAAACTCCGATGTCTTGAAAGCATTATGCGTAAGTTTGCATTCGAACCTGATACGAAAGTAGGCCCGCTCTCCTTATCCATGGGGGAACGGGCGAAGCTATGGAAAGAAATGTATGAGGACCTGAAAAAAGATCTGAAAGCCAGTGCAGCTTCGGTAGAAGCAATTCTTCCGTTGGCAGAAAATCCAGAAACTGGGCGGATAACACCGCCTTATTTTTATGCCGGAATGATGTCACATGAGGAAACAGAGGGGGAAGATATATGATGTTCGGAAACATAATGTACCTTCGTCCGGGAAATCTCTGGAAGAGCTTCCGAGTATTGAAGATGCATGTGGACAATGTAGATGGATATGCAAAGAACTCATATGAGGATACGGGAACTATAGTGGATGGAATTCTTGCACAGGCGACTTCGAATGAGAGGGAGCTGACAAAACACCTATGGGACCAGAAACTGCATTCCCTGACGCATACCCTTGTGGTATCTGGAAGATGTGATCTCAAAAAGTCAGATATTCTTGCATACGAGGAAAAAGCATATTTAGTTCTTGCTGTTGATAATGCCGGAGACCTTGGGGTTGCCGGCGTTGCTTATCTTGAAGAAAGGAATGATCTGAAATGAGTCCGGAGGCAGCAGCGGCAGCTGTACAGGAAGAAGTAAAGAACCGCGTAGAGCAAACCAAACGACAGGTTGATGCAAAGATGATGCAGGGTGCCAATGAACTCAGGAACGCCGCTCTTACGGTGTTGGCCAATCCAAGTCCTTCAGCTCCCGGAAGTCCACCGGGTGTAAGGAGCGGAAACTTGAGAAGAAACTGGAATATGTACAGTTCTGGCGGTGGAGGAAATGGCATATTCGGAATCCAATCTGGAATGCACTACTCGGGATACCCGGAACATGGAACAAGCAAAATGGCAGCCCGTCCTTATGTTGAAAAAATCAAAGAAACTGCAATGCCGGAGATTCTGGCATTGTTCTCGGAGTTAGGAGGGTAAATGTTACTGACTGAAGAAACAAAGAAAGTTATAAATCTTGCTGAAATCGGAAGAGGATCTCTTATCTCGGCAAAAAATAAAACCTGGGATAAAGCGCAGTCTGGAATAGTAACAGAAGTGACTGCTGACACCATCACAGTTTTATTCCTTCCGGAAACACAGAATATCCAGAATCATTTCGCAATCCAGGCTGAGGCTATTGAAAAAGGAATGTGGACTATCAGATATTCTTCTGACGGAATGGAAACGGTGAACGTATATGAGGGGAGTGTAGAAAATGGATCTGAATCAGTTACTGTATAGAAGATTATCTCAGGACAACCTTCTGAACGGAACTCTGTCCAAGTACGCAGATAAGCCGGCCATCTTTAACACAGAGTTTCCTCCTGATCAGCAGGAGGGATGGAATGGGAAAAGCCAGTATCCGAGGATTTCTTATGTCTTCAACAAACAGGTGGATACAAAGCGGTCTTCATCTGGCCAGCTTACTGTCGCATTGTACGACATCATGGATCCGCTTGAAGTAGAGAAGATGGAAGTTGCTATCAGGAATTGTCTTCAGGACGTGGTGATGAAACCGGAAGGGGAGGCGCCTATGTGCTTTGCATGGGCCAGAAGCGAACCTTACATCCTGGAAGGAAACGCAGTGCTGTGCAAAGAAATTGCGTTCGATATTCTGGAATACCCCGCACAGGAAACTACGGATCCAGATCCTGTTATGGCGTTGAACAGGTATATTAAGAAGCTTTTCCCGGAATGCATAGTTTTTGGAATTGATGAGTTATCAGAATACACCATTCCGGCAGATACTCCTGTTTTCTATTCTGGACTGAAATCAATTGACAGCACAGATGGTCATTGCAGGAGTAGCCTGTCGTGGTTCAATGCAGTTATTTCGGTGCATCTCCTGTGCCCGAAACCGTCATTGCGGTTGAAGATGATGGCCGCACTTCACCAGAGCTTAGCGAAGGATGAAGAGATCATCATGTTTGATGATTCCCCAATGGTCGTGAAAGCTCTGAAAATGAACAACAATGCTGATTACCTTAGAGAGGGGCAGATGTCTCTGACAGGGTATTACGCGTGCTTAAAAGACGCATTTAAGCAGCCTGGTATATCAGGCGTAACAATCAACGATCTTGCATGAAAGGAGTAAGCAATGGCAGAAAAAGATATCAAGAAGACACCGGCTGCGACACAAACAGTACAGCCGTCCGCTGACAAGTACACCATCCAGGAACTTGAAAATGCAAGCACAAAAGTATTTGGAGTTCCTCGCGAATGTGCAGTAGCAGCCTTCAAAGGCTGCAAAAAAACAGAAATGACTGTTGCAGAAGCGAAACAGATCATTGATAGATTCATGAAAAAGGAGGTCAAATAAATGGCAGGTTATTTTTCTCTTGGAGAAAACAAAATCCGTCCCGGTGCATACTTCAATGTACAGAAAAGAGGGGACGAAACAAACTTTGGAGCAATTGATGGTGTTGTAGCAGTGCTTTTCAAGTCTTCGATCGGACCACTTGGAAAAGCTACAGTTCTTCCGGCATCTGAAGGATATGAAAATACCTTTGGTACTGGAGGCACCACAGATGCATTAAGAGAAGCGTTCTATGGAGGCGCTGTCAAACTTATCGCTGTTCGAGTAGGAAACGGTGGTACGGTTGGCAGCGCCTCTCTTGCTTGTGCAACAGGCAAGGCAAAGCTTTCAACAAAATATCCAAGCGGTGCAAAATTTACAGCAACAATCAGAGAGAAGCTTGGCGATTCCTCAAAGAAGGAGTGCATCGTATATCTGGATGGCTCTGAGTTCGAAAAGGTAACATTTGCAGCAGGAGCAGAAGAAGCTACTGCGCTGAAAGAAGCATTTGCTTCCTCAAAGAACTTTGTAGTCGATATTACTGATGCATCAGGAGCCGTTACAGCGGTTAGCCAGTCAGCTTTCGCAGATGGCGCAGATCCGACAGTAACAAACGCAGACTACAGTGCCGGATTAAAGGAAGTGGAGAAATATTACTTCAACACCATTTGTGTTGATACAGAAGACGCCGCTGTCCATGCATTGGTAGCGGCATTTCTTGACCGAATTTATCTGGCTGGCTCTTTTGGAATGGCAATTGTCACTCCAAAACCTTCCTCTTCACTGGAAGATAGGATGACATCCATCTCCAGCTTCGATACCGAAAACGTAATCGCGCCGCTGAATGCGAATGCCAATGCCGGCAATGAAGAGCTGAAAGGATATCAGGTGGCTGCGTATATTGCGGGTGTTGTAGCCGCTACTCCTGCGAACCAGTCCGTTACACACGCTACTCTTAGCAGATACAGCGTTCTGAATGAAATCCTTACAAATACAGAGATGGAAGTAGCTGAAGAAAAAGGCTGCCTGGTCCTCTCTACGGCTTCTGATGGGGCTGTATGGCTTGACAATGGTGTTAATACCTTGGTTCATCCGGATGCCAACCACGACAGCGGATGGAAGAAAATCCGTAGAACAAAGACCCGTTATGAACTTCTGAACAGAGCAAATGCAGCAGCTGACGCACTGGTTGGAAAGGTTGATAACGATACAAACGGAAGAGCCACTATCATGGCAGCTATCCAGGGTATCTGCAATGCCATGGAGGCAGAAGGAAAGATCCAGTACGGCAATGTAACTGAATCTACAACTGTTACTACTGATGGAGACACCTGTGGATTTGATATCGAAGTGATCGATCTGGATTCTGCAGAGCACATCTATCTGAATTACTACTTCCAGTTCAGCACTATTGTTGCTGCATCTGGAGAATAAGAAAAGGGGGAATAAATAATGCTGAATAAGAGTGCGGCTACTGATGCCAGACACAGCAGATCCGGCAAAGATGCGATGCTTTATAACTCTGCTGGAAAACCATTTGCACAGGTTGAAAGTTTCACTACGAAAGGTTCATTTAATAACTACAAATATGCGCCTCTTGGCCAGAACAGAGAGCTTGAGGTTAATGGAACCGTAGGAGTTACCGTAAACATTTCCGAAATCGTAGTTCTTGATGGTGAGCTGTTTAATGCGGTTATCAATGCTATTGCAAACGGAGAATCTCCTGTTCTGATGTTTACAGGAGTTATCGAAGGAAGAAATGGATCACAGGAACGTGTGACCTACAGAGAGTGTATCCTTTCCGGAGACAGCGATATCCAGAACGTAGCTACAGGCGATGTGCTGAAAAGATCTTTTGCCCTGCACTGCAATGGCAAGGTTGAGAATAAGAGCAAACTGACAATCTGATTTCTATTAAGAGGGGCTGGGCATCAGCCCCTCGTTTTTAACAGGAGGAAAAGAAATGGCAAATAAAGACTTTATGGATCCGGAATTAACTGAGGAAGAGAAAAGAGAAACTATCCTTGCAAACGAGGATGATTATCTGGAAGGATTATTGGCAGCTGCTGATAATGCAGCAAATGATACAAAGAAGATCGAGATCATTCGTAACGAACGGAAGTATTTCTCCTTCAGCATTCATTCGCTGACTGATGAAATGTTAAAAGATATTCGAAAAAAATACACAAAATATACAAAGAATCGCCGCCAGGGCATCCGGGTTGCGGACGAACTGGATATGCCAAAGTACAGGGCTTCCGTGATCTACAACTCTACTACGGAAGAAGACAAGGCCAAACTGTGGGATAATCCTGATGTCAAAAAGGGCCTGGAAGCAAAAGGCATCTGTATTATCAATGCTCTCGATGTAATTGACGCTGTTCTCCTTCCGGGAGAAAAAGACCGCATTATGGAGATTATTGATGATGTTAATGGTTTCAATAATGAAGAAGTGAAGGCTGAAACTGCAAAAAACTGATTATGGCCGGTGGAAAGTCAACATTGCTCCACCACATATTTCAACGCCAAGGTTTATTGCCGAGTGAAGTAATGAGTTTGCCCTCTGGAGAGAGGGCTTTTCTTTTTGCTTCAACCAGGCTATGGATCGAGGCGAATACGAAAAAGGGGTGACATGGTAAATGGGAGAAACAATTAGAATTGAAATTCCTGTATCTGTGAATGATAATACAGACCCTGGCCTATCAAATATCACGAATAAGATGAACACCCTGGCCACTGCCGCCCAGAAGGTAAATCGGATCCTCTCATCTGGATTCAAAACCAGAGGGATTGAACAAACAGCAGAGAGAGTGGAACGAACGCTTGGACGTGAGCACTCTATTGAAGTTTCAGCAGATGACAATGCCACTCCGGTTCTTTCAAGAGTCGAAGATGCAGCTGAAAGAGTAGGAGGAATTTCAGCAGATATTGAGATAGGAGCAAACGACAATGCTACTGCCGAAATATCTGGTGCCGAGGATGCAGCAGTAACCCTTGACGGAGCAAGTGCTGACGTAGAACTGGGGGCGGATGATAATGCCACCGGGGTGGTAAATAGTGTTGGAGATTCACTGTCTGTTCTAAACGGAAATGAAGCGGTAGTAGAGCTTACTGCGGACGACAATGCTACGATGCAAATTATGGATGTGGAGGATGCTTTAGCCGCCTTGAATGGTGAAGTGGCTGTGGCCTCAGTGGAAGCTGACGATACAGCCACGCAGATAATTCGAAGCGCTGAAGATGCAGTGGCCACATTCGATGGAACTTCCGGGACAGCGGAACTGGGTGCAGATGATAATGCAAGTCCGATCATCGATGATGTGATGGATAAAGCATCAGCCTGGGACGGAAGCGTATTTACGGCAACTATGAGTATAGTAGATGCCGCTACTGCCCCAATGGGAACGGTTTTAAATGCTGCAAAGAATCCAATAGCACAGGGCGCAACGTTCCTTGGAGTGAGCGCAGGACTGGCTGATACTGTGAATACATACAAAGGGTTTGAGAGTATGATGTCACAGGTTCAGGCTATATCTGGTGCTACAGGAAAAGAATTTGATGATCTGACCGCAAAAGCACAGGAAATGGGTGCAACTACGAAGTTTACCGCTACTGAAGCAGCTCAGGCATTTAATTACATGGCTATGGCAGGCTGGAAACCAGAGCAAATGACTGCTGGTATATCCGGTATTATGAGTCTGGCAGCAGCTTCCGGCGAAGATCTGGCAAGCACCTCGGATATTGTTACGGATGCTTTGACAGCTTTTGGACTGAAAGCAAGAGATGCCGGGCATTTCTCGGATGTCCTTGCAAAGGCGTCCGCTAGTTCGAATACAAACGTAGGCATGCTGGGTGAATCATTCAAATATGTTGCTCCGGTAGCAGGAGCCATGAAATATAGCGTCGAAGATACTTCTTTGGCATTAGGACTTATGGCTAACAGTTCAATTAAAGGAAGCATGGCCGGTACAGCCTTAAAGACGTCCCTGGCTAACATGGCAGCACCAACTAACAGCATGGCAGAGGCTATGGACAAATATGGTATTAGCCTGACCGACGGCTCAGGAAACATGAAAACACTGAAAGGCGTCATGGATAATTTGCGAAGCAGTTTAGGAGGTCTTTCTGAAACTGAACAGACAGCGGCGGCATCCACCATTTTCGGAAAAGAAGCTATGAGCGGTATGCTTGCTATCATCAATGCTTCAGAACAGGATTATAACGATCTTTCCAACGCTATCGGAAATTCAAAAGATGCAGCGCAGGATATGGCTGACACCATGTTGGACAACCTGGCAGGCTCTATGACTCTTATGCAGTCGGCTGTAGAGGGCGTTCAGAACAGTTTTGGACAGAGACTTACTCCTTATGTCAGAGGATTCGTTGATTCCATTACGGACGCAATGCCGGCTGTGACTGTTGCTCTGAATGATTTTATGGACACTGTGGACAAAAAAGCAGCACACATGAAGACAGTTATCGGGACCATGACGGCATCTGATGAGTGGCAGAATGCGGATATGTTCGGAAAGATGGATATTGCATGGGATACTCTTATCGGTCAGCCTTTTGCCGACTGGATTAGCGGAGATGGGAAACATCTGATTTCTTCCGGCCTCGGAACATTATTCTCTAGCGCGTCCGCTATTCTTCCGGGAGGAAAGAAAGCAGGCCTTTCTTCTGTGCTCAGCTCTATGCTGATCGCTAAAGGAGCAACTGGGCTTCTTGGAAATGCAAAGAATATTGCGACCACCTTACAGCCTATCGGAAAGGCTATTAAAAGCATTGGACTTGCAGCACAGACAGCGCCAAGTGTTGGAGCGTTCATAAGTGATCTGGGAGCAATGGTTCCGACAGCGGCGAAATTCGGACTTGCGGCAGCGGCAGTAACAGCGGCAGTGGTTGGAATTGGTGTTGCAGTAGACAACTATAACCAGAAAGCTTTGAGCAGTAATCTGGAAGAACATTTTGGAAACATCAAACTATCAGCTCAGGAAGTGCAGGACATTGCTTCTGGAATTCTTGATCAGAAGTACCTGGCCAATGTGGAAGTTGCCTTAAATGAGGTAAAGAACGCTGATAAGCTTCGAGAAGATGCCCAGAAGGCGCTGGAATCCAATGACGTTCTGGAGTTTAAGAGCAGAGTTGGTATTAAACTTACGACTGAAGAACAGGAAGATTACACAAGTAATATCGAAACTTTTGTTAAGAGCAAGATTGAAGAACTGGAAAGTCGAACGTTTGCAGCGCATATCCACGTTCAGACGTATCTCGGAGGTACGGAAGAGGGACAGACATTAGCCCAGAACATCGAGAAATGGGCTACAGCGGATTATGTTGAATTGGATGGATTATCTAGCCAGTTATCACAAAAGGTCTCTGAGGCACTGAAAGATGGAATCATAGATGCAGATGAAGAAGGCGCCATCAGTGCTTTGCAGGAAAAAATGAACAGCATAACTGCCCGGTGGAAGGAATCGGAAGCACGGGCAAAATGGGACTGGATAAATCAGGAATACGGGAGCTTGAATGCAGCTGATCTGGAAAGTGGCTCATTCACTGACTTACTGGGAGCAATGAGAGATCAGAGGCAATCGGCAAAGGAAAGCGTACAGGCAGATGTTGAGCAGTGGTATTCAGAGCTTAACTCGATGGAATCAGCCGGAAGAATCACATCTGCTCAGAATAAGCAGTATCACGAAATGACTGGTTGGTATGTAAAAGGACAGGAAGGAAACGAACTGTCTAAGAGCTTACAGCTTGGCTCAAACACTTTGAATTCTTCATATGCAGAGAAAATTCAGAGCAACAGGCAGAGTCTTGCGGAAAATACGCAGTTTTCTATTGATTCAGCACAGAAACAATTAGAGAGCGGAGACACATCCGCTATGACCAGCGCATTGATGTATGGTTTCAACGAACTTGGTAATGGAAAAACATTAGGAGTTACAACTGACGCTACACAGAATGCTTTGAGTACCATGTATGAGAGCATGAAACCTGATGTAACACAGATGCAGAGCCTAATTGACGATTACCGGGAAGCGGGGAAAGCAGTTCCGCAAAGCCTTATGGATTCATTTAATGATGCTATTGAGGTTGGAGCAGCTGCTGGCGATACGTCTGCAACATGGCAGAACTATGCTAATCAGATCTGGAAGAATGGAAGTGATGAATTAAAAGCATCACTTACGGATCCGAGCAATCCAATGTATGAAACGGTCCGCAGTCAGTTGCCTCCTGAACTTGCAGAAGCGATTGACAGGGCGGCGGCAGAGACTACAACTGATGATGTGACACTTGAAGGACTGAAAGCTTCTGTTGATGGAGACGTTGATATTGACAAAGATGCATGGACTTCAAAGCTGAATGAAGCTCTTGGTGACTTGGGTGAAACACAGGAGGTTACCGCTGATCATGTAAAGATTAAGGTTGATCAAGGCGATTGCCTGTGGGAAATTGGCAACGCTCTTGGAATTGACTGGCAGACCATTGCAGAACAGAACGGTATCGAAAGCCCGTATATTATTCACCCAGACCAGGAACTGACTATTTCCATGGATACGTTGACTGCAGAAGTTGACGGAGACAAGGCTCAGGCTGCTATCGAGCAGGCTATGTCGGCTCTGGATGCAGAAGGAGCAGAAATGTCTGTGACAGCAGAAGGAGTCAAAGTTGATCTGGCAGATGTAGAAGTGGATTCCGATACAGCGGCGGCTCAGATTGAGGCAGCTCTCGGCATGGAATCCGGGACACTTGCGGCAAATGGAATTGAAGTGCAGGCAGGCGCATCTGTTACTATCCCATCAGAACTGGTAACGGTGGATACATCTGGCATGCAGTCCGCAACCGAACAGGCAGCAGATGAAACGGAAACAGAGCCTATTGAGCAGGAAGCATCTGCAAATGTAAATGTCACAAATACAACGACCGATACATCCGGAATGCAGGCGCAGGCGGAAGAAGATGCACAAGGTGCTGTAGGAGATGTACCAGTTGAAGGCAGTGCAAATGTTACCTTCTCAGGCACGACAACAGACACTTCTGGCGTTGCGGAGCAGGTAACAACGGATCTTGAAAGTGC